CAAAATATAGTACTGGCTTAACTAGAGCTGAAATAGAAAGTAAATCATTTTCTGAAGTATTAGGTGTATTGCTAAAACAAAGTGCCGGAGCAGCTGAAGATTATTTAAGTAGCACAGCTTATCAAATGGAAGTACTAAGCATAGCCGGGGGTAATGCTAGTGAAATTATAGGCGGCGGTTTAGTAGATGCCTTTGCTATGATAGCCGGCGGTACTGAGGCTAGTGATGCTGCTAAAGGTATAGAAATAGTAGCCACAGGCGTAGCTAATCTTGCAAGGGCTACGGGCGCGGCAGTAACGGGAATACCTACCCTTTTAAGAGCGCTAAAAAATCTACCTAAAAATATTTTTGGCGGTTTTGCAGGCGTATCAGCTGGCATAAATATAAATACGCCAACAGAAACAAATAAATTAACTGCAAGTCAGAAAAAACAAAAAGAGGCTATGGCTAGATTAGAAAAAGCAGCTTTAGCCCGTGCTAAACAATTAGCAGAACTAGCTAAAAAACAAGCTGCCGCTGAATTAGCAAAAACAAAAGAAAAAGAAAAACAAGCTAAATTAGATGAAGCTGCGCTTAAACTTGATAAAGGTGAAAATGTTTTTGACTTAGATAAAATACAAGTTACAGCCGCTTTATTAGCTAAACAAGAAGAAATAAATAAATTAGGTGTAAATGCTACAGACCAACAAAAACTACAGTTAGCTAATGAGCTAACCCGCTTATCTATCAAACAAACTATGGCACAATTAGAAGATGCTATAGCTGCAAAAAATGTAAACGCTGCTACAGCTGCAGCTAGCCGGTTAAACTTTGAGTTAGGCATTTTAGGAGCTTTACAAAATCAAAACTTTAGTTTGATTAACTTAAACGCTGTTATAGATAAAATACAACCTAAAAACATTATTGATATTAAAAACCTAAATGATGCTTTAGAGCTACTAGCAAAAATGGCAGGTATTACAATAGACCCGCTAAAACTAGCAGCCGGTACAACTGTAGGGCCTAATACTGCCATAACTACTACGCCAATTACTACGCCAAGCGTAATGGCTATAGATACAAACACCGCCGCGTTAGCTGCAGCTGCTACAGATGCTACAAGTGCTACTACTGCATTAGGGCAAGCGGTTACACAAGCTATAACAGATTTAGCAATAGCCAAAATAGAAGCCGGTGAAGCGGCAATAACAGCGGCAGAGGCACAATTAACGGCAGCTGAGGCAGCGGCAAAATCAGCGGCGGCAGATGCTTTATTAGCTAGTGCAGCTGCAGAGGCTTTAAGTGCCTCTAGTGATGCTGCTACTAAGACCTTAGCAACCGCCACGGCAACAGTAGAGGGCAGTAATGCGGCTTTAGGTCTAGCTAGTGATGCAGCTACTAAGACTTTAGGAGCTGCTAACGAAACGGTAACAGCGACTATAGCTGCACTTAACGTTATTACAGCCTTAGCACAAAATGCTAACACAGCTAAAATAGAGGCGCAGGCAGCACAAGAAGGCGCAAGGGCAGCGGCGGCGGCAGCTGAGGCAGCCGCTTTAGCAGCTGAGGCAGCGGCAGATTATTTAAGAATTACACAAAGCATTAGCGCAGGCTCTGATAGTATTAGTAATAATGCTACTAATATAACTGTAAATGTAAATGCCGGTGTAATAGGTAACGAAGACACAGTATCTACAGCCGTGCAAAATGTTATATTAGATTTACAAAATAAGGGCGATAGCTTACTAGCTGCAGGTAGAATTAAATGACGTTACCAGTAATAAACGCGGTAATTAATTTTAGTACCGGGCCTAGTTTTGCTCAGGCTATGATTTTAGACACGGGCATACTAGATACAAATATATTAGCAGATAGCACCGTATTAATTGTAGATGTATCTAATGTAGTAGATAGTATACAAACTATTAGAGGCCGTAACGCTAGGGCTGACCAATTCCAAACAGGTACGCTAACTTTAAGAATAGTAGACCAAAACGGCGACTTTAACCCACAAAATATAAGCGGCCCTTATTTTGGTTTATTAGAGCCTATGCGTAAGGTGGCAATAAGTGCTACATACAATAGTACTAATTACCCTATTTTTAGCGGCTTTATTACAAGCTATACTACTACTACGCCTAAAAATGCTAATGACGTTGTTTATACCACAATAACCGCGGTAGATGCGTTTAGACTTGCTGAAAATGCCCAGATTTCCACGGTGGCAGGGGCTAGTGCGGGTGATTTATCCGGCACCCGCATAAACCAGATTTTAGACCAAATTGGCTGGCCAGCCTCATTACGTGATGTAGACGCAGGATTAACTACAATGCAGGCAGACCCCGGCACGGCCCGTACAAGCCTTACAGCTATGCAGACGGTAACTACTAGTGAATATGGCGCTTTATATGTAGATGCCGAGGGTAGGTTTGTTTTTCAAGATAGAAACGTAACCGCTGCCAGCATAGGCAACACGCCTACGATTTTTAACGATAACGGGTCAGATATTGGCTACTTTAATGCTGTATGGCGTTTAGATGATACCTTAGTATTTAATGAAGCTAGCATAACCGCCACAGGGCTAGCTACGCAGGTAGCAATAGACCAAGCCAGCATAGATAAGTATTTTATACATAGCTATAATCAAAAAGACCTTTTAATGCAGACAGAGGCAGAGGCCTTAAATTATGCTGAAGCCTATGTAGCTAGCCGTAAAGATACCTCTATACGCTGTGATGCTATTACTTTAGATTTATACACTGATAACTATAACTCTGGCATTATTGCCGCTTTAGACCTAGATTTTTTTGACCCGGTTACTATAACTACAAATCAGCCCGGCTCATCTACTTTAACTAAGACTTTACAGGTGTTTGGAGTAGCTATGGCAATTACCCCTAACAGCTGGAAAACGACACTTACCACACTAGAGCCAATAATAGACGGCTTTATACTAGACTCAACCATATACGGGGTGCTAGACACCGGCGTACTTGCCTACTAAGGGGGGCTAATGGCTAAACAGACTTTTACTACTGGGCAGGTGCTAACCGCTGCTCAAATGACCAGCCTACAGCAAACAGCTATGGGCGGTGGGGCTGCTAGCACAAAAACCGCAAGCTATGTATTAGTAGCGGCAGATGCTGGCACTACTGTAGCTATGAACGCTGCAGGCGCTACTACTATTACAGTTAATACAGGTTTATTTTCTGCAGGTGATACCGTATTTATACAGAATATAGGCGCGGGCGCTACCACTATTACAGCTGGTACGGCAACAGTTAATACAGCTGGTAGTTTAATATTGCCACAATATGATGCAGGCATACTTTATTTTACAAGCGCAAGCGCAGCTATATTTTATGATTACATACAGGTAGGCGCTACTGGCCCAACTGGTTGGAACTTATTAAATGCTGGTGGCACAGCTTTAACAGGTGCGGCAACAATTACAGTAAGCGGATTGTCTGCTAAAGAATTATTGGTAATTATTATAGGTGCTTCAAGTGCTAATACAACTTCTAACATTTCTTTAAGATTAAATGCTGATAGCGGCGCTAATTATACTTGGGCTGGTTTTTATATCAACGCAGCTTCTGCTTATAGCTCTGGTAATAGACAAGGTGATGGGTTGTATTCGGGTGATACCTCTTTTCTTTTCGGTCGTATGGCTGATGCCGCAGGTGCAGGGTCTGCCGTTTTTGGTTCAGCATATCTTGATTTAGCGGATACAACTGGTTGGAAGAGAGTAGATATTGTCGGTGGTGGAGATAGTTCCGCTCAACAAATATTAACAACAAGACAAGGCATTTATGAAGCATCGGCAGCAATTACGTCAATTAGTATTATTTCTTCAACTGGCAATTTTGATGCTGGCACAGTTTATGTGATGGGAGCAAGTTAAAATGAAAATAAAAGAAAAGACATTTAATGTAATTACAGGTGAAGAAACTATCGCAGAACGCGATATGACTTCTGAAGAATTAGCACAATATCAAAAAGACCAAGCTGAAGCAGAATTAGCTAAAGCGCAAGCCGAGGCTGCAATTCAAGCCAAGGCAGCAGCCGAGGCTAAACTTGCAGCACTTGGTTTAACTGCCGATGACTTAAAGGCTCTAGGGCTTTAGCACAATTTATAAAGATTATGCTTACAAGCTATAACGGCTGGCCTGCCAGTAAAGACCCGGCAGAGATAGGCATAAAAAGTTATACAGTACCTGGCACTACTAGAAAACTTAGATGCGCTGAGGCTGTAGCACCTTTACTACTAGGTTTTGCTGCTGAGTTTCACGCGCTAATAGAGCCAATAGATGAGGGCGCTTTAGATGAGTGGGGCTACGCTTTTCGTATGGTACGCGGCAGCACAGACCGCCTAAGCTGCCATAGCAGCGGTACAGCTATAGACCTAAACGCTACCAAACACCCGCTAGCAGCTGTAGGTACGTTTCCAGCCGATAAAGTACCAATGATTAGGGCTTTAGCTAAAAAGTATGGCCTAACTTGGGGTGGCGGGATTTTAGCGGGAAGATGAATGCAGCGATGACCAGGCTGTGTCCATCACCAAACCGACACAGGCTTACAGTAATATGCTT